AATTTTACTTTGAATTTAAAATACTCTCAACCTGTTGGCTTATGATGAATCAAGTAATTTTAACGTTAACCGATAACGACGGCAACAGCGCGATTCTCGACCTTTATGAGAACGAGAAAATGCACTTGAACTACAAGTTCACGGACATTACCGACTTCGCTTCTGTGGGAAATTACTCGCAGGAGTTTCGCGTTCCTGCAAGTAAGACAAACACGGACTTCTTCGGTGCTATCTTCAACGTAAACTTTGACGGATGGTTTGGCTTTCGAAAGAAGGTTGACGCGGTGTTGCCGTCGTTATCGGTTAACGTTAATATTACTTGATTCATCATAAGCCAACAGGTTGTGAGTATTTTAAATTCAAAGTAACATTGTAAAGTTTAGAATATCTTTCGTCCTTGATAACAAAGTTTTGAGTGTCGACCAAAACAGGTGTTTGTGTTCCGTCGTCGTTGATGATAAACACATCGTTAGAACGACACAAAGTCTGCAATAAGTTGAACTCTCCAACGCTTACCCAGTCGCTATTTATTTGTAGTCCTTTCGTTGTTGTCACATAGCGGTCGGTTACCCCCCTGTCGTATGTGTTGAATCCAAAGGTTGAAGCGTTGTATGTTCCAACTACTTTTTGGTATTGCTTACGATCGTACGAATACGACAATTCGCTTTTCTTCGTGAAGTTAAAGTAATCCACACCACCGCAAGTATTCGTCCAACCCAGACGCACATTGTCAAAGCGACAATCGTCAGCGACAAGGTAAAAACAATAAACGCGTGAAGAAGGGGTGTAAATCGGGAAGGCTGTTTCTTTTCCAAGTTGAATAGTGTAATATTTTGCACCTGTTAAATCTAACCCACCCCACGAATTTATGTTCGCGTAATAGCCACCAATCACATTAACGAGTGAAGGATTGTCGGCCAAAGGTAAAAACTGCGTATCTATTAAATCGTCGTTGTTGTCGTACGAAGAAAAGATTACAATGTCGAAATCGTTATCTACAAGTAACGGAGAAGAAGAAGGCGCGTACACCACACCCCAATCACTTAAGCGCGTTGGTATGTATACCCAATCAGAAGAAAGACCGCGTGAAGATGCTTCAATCCACTTGTGCGTGTCGGTTGTTCTTTCGCTCATTAAATACTTCGTAATGCCGTCTAACGCATAGCGTGTGTTAGGGTTTGGCTTGTATCCGTCCGCCACTTGATATTCAGCGAGGAACGCGTACACGTCGTCGATGTCAGCCATTCCCGAACCGCTTACTGTGAACACTCCGTCAACCAACCAACCTTCTTTTATCGTGCAAGAGATGAACGCGACGCTGCTGTTCTCCGTATCCGCTGACGTTGTCAAAAGTGAAGCGTCGTGTTGCAATGATTCTCGGAATATCGGTGCAAGGTCTAAGATTCCTTTGTTCGCTGCGTTGGGTTGTACGTTCACTTGAAACGAACCGAAGTCGAACACGAAACGAAAGCCTGCGTTAGCTACGTTCGTTGAAGATGCAACGATCATTAAGCGTTGACCGATAGGAGTGTATTCGTACGGCTGTTGTTCTATTGTAATTGCCATTTATTCTATGTCTTTTAGTTGGTTTTCTATTGTAGCTGTAAAGTCTTTTTGATATGCTGCGACTATCTTCGATTCGTATTCGTCCCAAATGTTTTCCATTGCGTAGTCGAACGCGTGCCACCCCTTTATTCCGTCGCGTCGCACTTTAAACATTATCAATTTCGCTACCTGTTGTTTCAGTTCTTCTGTTGACTTCTTGAATTTTCCGCTTGACTTATCGCGAAGGCGAATACCTTTTATTGACATCCAGTCGTAGATAGCCTGTTGCATTGGCGACATTTGACCTTTCGCGGGTTTGCTTCCGCTTCCTTTCTTAAATGAGTAGGGCGCGCCTTGCGACTTCTGCGTTCCGTTGACACCGTTCTCACGGAATAAGAAATACTTTGAAGCTTTGCCTTTCGCGTAAACCGAAACATTGATTGAAGAACCTTTTATCTTCAACCTGTAAGCTAGCGACTTTTCGAGCGTACCACTTGCAACCGCGTTCGTGAAGTTGCGTCCAACACGTCGCTTCATGCGATAGTCGGACTGCATCAATTCGACAAAGCGTTTAGCCATGTCGTTCACGACAGCGAAGAAGTTTGGTGCGCTCTGTTCGTTAGGCATCTTGTTTCTCTTGTTCCTCTTTTATCTTGTTGAAAAACTGAATCAATGGTAAGCCAAATTTGACAGGCATCTCTTGAATGAAAGCATCTAACTGCTTTAAGTGTTCCTCTGTTAAGTTCATCTTAGTAAGTTATAATTGTTACTCCTATTGCCTTTGCTACGCACTCTGCGATGTAGCTGTTGTCTGTTCCCCACGCTGCGAACTCTTGCTCGGTCAAAGTGTAGTTACCATTGCTTAAAACCTTTGAAGGCACTTCTTCAGTTGCTTCAGATTTTAACTCATAGTAAGTTGTGCAAGTTGTCGCGCTTGTTTCAAAGTTCAAGATTAGAACTGTCATTTCGGTTGCTGTTCCTTGATTTAAAGGAAAGACTATTGGTTGTATTTTAGCCATTGTTTATATTAATGTAAATGTTTTTGTTACTCCACCTATTCTCATTTTTATGTTAGTTCCATCAAACCAAATATCACCGTTAACAGGTGAGGTAGGTGCTGTTCCACTTGGTATTCTTAAAGATGCTTTTGCCGTTGTGGATGCTCCTAAAATTGTAATACCACTCGCTACTTCAATTGCTCTAAAGTCTGCTGCTGATGTAAGTGTTGGGTTAATGTATAATCCTCTAGTTATACCATTTGCTCCACCTGTTTGATTGATTGTTGAGTCAAAGATAAACCCATTAAATATTGCTGTTCCGCTTGTAGGTGCAAAATTTCTTTGACTCCAAAAAACATTAGTATACCCACTTGTTAAAAATGTATTTCCACCTCCATAAAAGTTATCACTAGCATTTTGGAAAGAAGCTGCAAAATATCCGCCTATTTGCTGTATTGATAATACTCCCGCTACTTGCATATTCCCACTCACCCTCGCCGTCCCATTCACATCGAGCTTGAACCCTGCGTCTGTTAATGAATTAATTAATACATTGCTATTTGCAGATAAGTAAAGAGGGAATGTATTATCATTTCTTGTAAAATAAAATACGTTGTTGTAAGTAAGTGAACCAGTATCAGAATCACCATATCGCAATGTCATTCCAGTAGCAGTATTTGCAGTATGAAGTTTAATAGTTGCAGTAACTCCAGAAGCACTTTTTACTTGAATACCAGTTGTTGGTGCATTTGTACCAATCCCCAACCTTGCATTCGTATTGTCCCAAAAGAACCCTGTTCCTGAAGCTCCAAAAAGTACGTCACCTGTAGTAGTTTCAATAGCTCTATGTATAGTTCCAGTTAAACTTGTAATTGTAGGATTATAATAGAAACCTCTAACTGTACCCGTGTATGCAGCTGTGTTATTTATTGTAGGGTTTATATTCAGCATTGAGAAGTTTCTACCCGTTCCTGTGGTATTTTGTACTACAAAAGGTATACTTAACAAATCATTACCTACAGTATCTGAAGCTGTCCCATTAATACTTACTCTACGACCACCCCCACCACAGTTAAAATTAAATACTCCAAACGATGTTGGAGTGTTAAACTCAAGAGAAGAACTAGTTGCACTAATATTTCCTGTTGCAGCAACTCCATTAAAGTATATTGTAGATAATCTAACCGTTCCATTAACGTCGAGCTTGTACCCTGCGTTAATGTAATTTGTACCTATGCCAATATTACCATTGCTATGAATAAATAAAGAACCATTTCCAGCACCCGTCTGCACTCCAAAAGGTATACTTATACCACTATAAATTCCAAATCCTGCCACCCCTTGACCTGCTAAACTATCGGCAACAAATAAAGTCGGTTGATATCCAGTGCTTGTTTTTAATATAATACCACCATTTCCCGAATTTACACCCGTGGTTCCTTCCACAATTAAAGATGAAGCTGTTGAACCCTTAGCAATGATTTGACCTATTACATTAAATATCTGAGTTGAATTATTCCACGTTAGATTAGCACTCTCTTGTAGTACATTACCAGTACCTTGAAAGAGTATGCGACCTACAGCACCTCCTGTAATCGGGGTACTACCTACAGATAGAGTAGTTATAACGGGAACACTAACAATGTCAAAGATCTCCTGAAGTCTTTCAAGAGTAAGATTCTCAAACCTATTGTTAATAGTAGCCATTACTATACAGCCTGTTTAATCTTCTGTAGTAATTCTAGAACTTTTAACTGGAATGCTGTCATTAGTACTGGATAAAGGTATTAGTGATATACCAGCTATCTACATTTGTAGGGTTAGCCATTAGTGTAGCTGCCCCAAGATCTCCCGGAGTTCCTGGTTTTGGAATAAAGACATTACCATAAGTTCCCTCATCTATAAGAGCATTGGTAGATGGTACTATATTAACATCACTATCTGAAGTATTCTTTACAGTAATAGTCTGACCTAGTAGACCCTGTGTACTCGGTACATAGAAAGTAAAAGTCCCACCTATGGTAGGACCCACTATGTTAAAGTAAGTAATGTAACTACCTAGTACAGCACAGCTCAAAGTATAATCTGTGATACCTTCAGCAAAAGGATTTATAGTAATAACCAATGGTGCACCAGGTACTGTAGATACTTGGTTAGGTATAGTGATTATGTTATTAGCAAAAAAGTTATTAGGGGGTGATGCCATTTATTTAAGTCTTTTATTGTTTCCTTTTCCGTTACGTGCTCTATTTGTAGATTTACTTTCCTTAACTACTTTACCAGCTTTTGTATGAGACATGTCCTTACCATCTCCGTTACCATAGGTACCAGCAGCTCTATTGGCCATGTTTAACTTAGCTCTATACGCATTTCTTTCTGGCGTGCTATGGTACTCTTTATTATAAGCATTCTTCTTGGCACGTGCTTCAGGATGACTAGCAAAGTACTTTGCAGACTTAGATTTACCCGTAGATTTTCCAGCTAAACTATTTCTCATACTATAAAGATACAACAACAAATATAAAAATATCTGGAGAAAAAGATTGAAAATCAAAAAAAATTCATAATCTTGTATAAGATATCCACATCTTATGAAGCTAACTGCTACTGGTAAACTCGCCAAACAATATCTTAAGAAGTATCCTAATCTTCCGATCCTTACAATTGCCAAACTAATGTATGCTGAGAATGATATGCATTTTAACAGTGTAGATCATGCACGTTCATTACTCAAGACTCATGCGGGACTAGGTGGTAAGGCCACAAGAAGAAAGGTAGATCCAGAATTGCAAAGACCTATAACATACAACTATGCACCATTTAATGACATACCAAAATCATATAAGTCTGGACCTAACGACTTTGTATTACCAGATGATGCTAATCATATTCTTGTTCTTTCTGATATACACTTCCCTTATCACGATGAAGAAGCTCTTGGTGCTGCTGTCCAATACGGAATACAGGAAAAAGTTAATACGGTACTTCTCGACGGTGATATTCTAGACTTCTACCAGCTGTCACGCTTTGACAAGGACCCGAGCAAACCTAAGATGATGGTAGAACTTGAACAAGGTAGATGGTTTATGAAAGCGTTACGCACAGCATTCCCTAAAGCTAGAATCTATTACAAGATTGGTAACCATGAAGATCGCCTAGAGAAATGGTTGAGAATCAAAGCACCAGAGTGGATTGGTATGGATGAGTTTGAGTTAAAGATGTTGTTACGTTTTGGTGAAAACCAAATAGAGCTCATAGATTCAGATGCTACTATTAAAGCAGGTAACCTTAACATTATTCACGGTCACGAGTATCTTGGTGGTGGTACAGTAAACCCAGCAAGAAACTTATATCTAAAGGCAAAGGCTAGTACTATCTGTGGACACTTCCATAGAAAGTCAGAGTTTGTTACCCGTGACATCAACAACAAAATCCAAGGTGCTTGGACTATGGGTTGCTTATGTGAGTTATACCCTGAATATATGAAAGGGCACAGTGATTGGGTACATGGTTTTGCAGTAGTTAAAATAGAGAAGGACGGTTCTTTCTCAGTAGATAACAAGATGATTAATGACGGAGTAGTATCATAGACTATGGCAACTTATATAAAGGCTGGTATATATCAACCAGCAAATACAGAAGAGCAGCTAACACCTGAAATCTACATCGATCATGGTATGATGCAGATACTTGATGAAGATGAGAATCTGTTAGTGCAATTAACCTACGAGGAACTCCGTGGCATCATGGCTATCATAGCAGCAGAGCAGGAGAAAACTCACCTGCGCATTATTGCTGCTAGTAGGAATAATTAATATACTACCGCGATAGCGTGATCTTGTACGATCATAAACACATCCTCTTCAACTTTGAAGATCTCAGCGTTAGCTAAAATACCAGGTGTAATATAAACCTCATCACCAGCTTTGATATCGGTAACCTCTGTACCAACAGCATATACCTTAAGACGGGTCCACTTAGCAATAGCTTCTTTTTCTAACTGTGCTTCTACCTCTGGAGTAAGCTCAATCAAAGACTTATTTTCAGACTCAGGCTTCTGAATCATTACACGCTTACCGCGTAGTTGTTTAAATAATGACATAGTTCATTGGTTTAGTTGTGACAAATATATATAGAAATCTTTCTCGTAACAAATTTAGCGTAAAATTGTTACCACACTATAGTATGGTTCGTAACAAAAACATATATAAAAATGTTACGAGAGATGTTGTTTATGTGTATTATATTTCATACCTTTGTATTATATCTAATACATACTAAATATGAAAAACATAATCTACGGTCTAAGAGATCCAAGAAACGATGTCTATCAGTACATAGGCAAAAGCACAGTAGGTGAAAAAAGACCCCTACAACATTTAACTAACTCACATTCTTCACATGTTAATGACTGGGTTAAAATGCTGGAGGAGAATTGGCTTTACCCTAAGATAGATATCATAGAAGAAGTTAAAGATATCAATGCTTTACCGGATAGAGAAAGATACTGGATAGATTACTATTACAACATTAATCCCAGCTTGCTTAATATAATGCTAATGCCAGAAGAGCTAGTAGAAACAAGGTCAGACGATGATGCAAAAGCATTTGATGACTTATTTAGAATTATACATAGTATGTCTTCTATCCTTAAAAGAGAAAGATTATGTAGAAAGTTAACCCAACAACAGCTATCCGAATTAATGGGAGTATCCAGATCTACGCTATCTCTATTGGAAAAGGGAGATAA